GTGAACGAAGAAGAAATCGTGCTCACCCCCATGATGAAACAGTTTCTGGATTTGAAGGCGAAACATCCGGATGCGGTAATGCTGTTTCGTTGCGGTGACTTTTATGAAACATACTCTACGGACGCCATTGTTGCAGCCGAAATATTAGGAATCACACTGACAAAACGTGCTAACGGAAAAGGAAAGACGATTGAAATGGCGGGATTTCCTCATCATGCGCTCGATACTTATCTTCCGAAATTGGTTCGTGCCGGAAAACGGGTGGCTATCTGCGACCAGTTGGAAGACCCGAAAATGACCAAGAAACTGGTGAAGCGCGGCATTACCGAATTGGTGACTCCCGGTGTCTCTATCAATGATAATATATTAAACTATAAGGAAAACAACTTCCTGGCCGCCGTACATTTCGGAAAGGCTTCCTGCGGGGTTGCTTTCCTCGACATATCTACCGGTGAATTTCTGACTGCCGAAGGACCTTTCGACTATATAGACAAACTGCTGAATAACTTCGGCCCGAAAGAAATTCTTTTTGAACGTGGCAAGCGCCTTATGTTTGAAGGCAATTTCGGTAGTAAATTCTTCACTTTCGAACTGGACGACTGGGTGTTTACGGAAACTACTGCCCGCGAAAAACTTCTGAAGCATTTTGAAACAAAGAATCTGAAAGGATTCGGAGTAGAGCATTTGAAAAACGGTATTATTGCTTCGGGGGCTATTCTTCAATACCTGACAATGACACAGCATACTCAAATCGGGCATATTACTTCATTGGCTCGTATTGAGGAGGATAAATATGTCCGGCTGGATAAATTCACGGTGCGCAGCCTCGAATTGATTGGCAGCATGAACGATGGCGGAAGCAGTCTGCTCAATGTGATTGACAGGACGATCAGCCCAATGGGAGCACGTCTGTTGAAACGTTGGATAGTTTTTCCATTGAAGGACGAGAAACCGATCAATGAGCGTCTGAATGTGGTGGAGTATTTCTTCCGTCAACCGGACTTTAAGGAGTTGATCGAAGAACAGTTGCATCTTGTCGGTGATTTAGAGCGTATCATCTCCAAAGTGGCTGTGGGACGTGTGTCACCGCGTGAAGTGGTTCAGCTGAAAGTGGCTTTGCAGGCTATCGAACCGATCAAACAGGCTTGTCTTGAAGCGGATAATGCAAGTCTGAACCGTATTGGCGAGCGGTTGAATCTTTGTGTTTCTATTCGTGACCGGATTGCCCGGGAAATTAATAATGATCCTCCTTTGTTGATAAATAAGGGCGGAGTGATTAAAGACGGTGTGAATGCGGATTTGGACGAATTGCGCCGGATTTCGTATTCGGGAAAAGACTATCTGCTTCAGATACAGCAGCGGGAAAGCGAAGAAACGGGTATTCCGAGTTTGAAAGTGGCTTATAATAATGTATTCGGCTATTATATCGAGGTTCGTAATGTTCATAAGGACAAGGTCCCTAAAGAGTGGATTCGCAAGCAGACGTTGGTAAATGCGGAACGTTATATCACACAGGAACTGAAAGAGTACGAAGAAAAAATTCTTGGTGCCGAAGATAAGATTCTTGTGCTGGAAACGCAGTTATATACGAATTTGGTACAGGCATTGACGGAGTTTATCCCCCAGATACAGGTTAACGCCAATCAGATTGCCCGGTTGGACTGTCTGTTGTCTTTCGCTAATGTGGCGCGTGAGAATAACTACATCCGTCCGGTTATTGAGGATAACGACGTATTGGATATTCGTCAGGGCCGTCACCCGGTAATTGAGAAACAGCTTCCGATAGGAGAGAAATATATTGCCAATAATGTGATGTTGGACAGTAGTACGCAGCAGATCATCATAATAACCGGTCCCAATATGGCGGGTAAGTCAGCGCTTTTGCGTCAGACGGCATTGATTACGCTGTTGGCTCAAATCGGTTCGTTTGTTCCTGCGGAGAGCGCCCATATCGGGCTGGTGGATAAAATATTCACTCGTGTGGGAGCAAGTGATAACATCTCCGTAGGTGAATCTACTTTTATGGTGGAGATGAACGAAGCGGCGGATATTCTGAACAATGTTTCTTCCCGAAGCTTGGTACTATTTGACGAGTTGGGGCGTGGTACCTCTACGTATGATGGCATCTCTATTGCCTGGGCGATTGTGGAATATATCCACGAACATCCGAAAGCCAAAGCACGTACTTTATTCGCCACGCATTACCACGAATTGAATGAAATGGAAAAATCTTTCAAGCGTATCAAGAACTATAATGTATCGGTGAAAGAGGTGGATAATAAGGTAATCTTCCTTCGTAAACTGGAACGTGGTGGTAGTGAGCACTCTTTCGGTATCCATGTAGCAAAAATGGCGGGTATGCCGAAAAGCATTGTGAAGCGTGCGAATGAGATTCTGAAGCAGCTTGAATCTGATAATCGCCAGCAGGGAATAGCAGGCAAGCCGTTGGCGGAAGTAAGCGAGAACCGTGGTGGTATGCAGTTAAGTTTCTTCCAGTTGGACGATCCGATACTCTGTCAGATTCGCGATGAAATATTAAATTTGGATGTAAATAATCTCACTCCTATTGAAGCGCTGAACAAGTTGAATGATATAAAGAAGATAGTCAGGGGAAAATAGCGGATTATTAACGTGTTCACAAATAGTATATAGAACGTTTTCTGAGGTCTGGAAAACGATTTGTAAGTATAAAAGGCGTTTCCTTTAAGTGATTGGAGGAAACGCCTTTCTAGTATGCAGTCGATTTTAAGGGGGGAAAAACGAAGCGTGTCAATATGTGGTCGGCCTGAAAAAGAGTGATTGCTTTGGTTTTCAAAGTGTTATGGTGGAGTAGGGGAGAGTGGCCTACAAAAACGAAGCGTTTACATCGCTTTACATTGGGCTTACATTTGAGCTCTGTTTGAACGCCGTTCAAATGAAATGCTTTACATTGAACGTAGGATAGGGGAGAAATAGGCCATCGCACTGTCGGTTTACTCCTGTGATCTGTTTCTGATCAGCTCTCATATACAAAGGTAGGCAAGAAGATCGGTTTATGCAAGTGGAGTAGGGGAGTACGTACTACTCTCTCCTATTTCTTTCATTAAAATTATTCCATATAGATGATATTTGGTATATTTGCAGCAAAATAAATGCAATATACTATGACTAAAGTTATCCATGTACACCTGATTTATGAGAAAAAGAACCTCTATTTCGGTAGCATTTCCGCCATATTTGATACTTTGACGGAGAGTGAAGTCGGTATCACCAAGAGCAGTCTGTTACATGCTGGTTTGACCGATGGATCCGTGAAATACACGAAACGTGCGATGATTATCCAGTCGCACTTGATAAAGACTACCAGAAAGGGCTAAAACGGCCTTAGAACGTCTATAAAGCCGCTTTTTGCGGCTTTTTTTATGTCCTTTGGGTGGTAACCTTCTCAAATAGTACATCTGAAAGAAGCTGCTACTTATTTGAACGGTTTGAATGGTCGGAAAAAAGGAAAGGGGTGACATTTGGAGTGACATTTGGGGTGACAAAAAACAATATACAAAAACGAAACGTTTTGTTTGGGGTGACATTTGGAGTGACAAAAAAACAGTCTTTTTGAAGGCTTTTTTATATGAATACTCCTTTTTCGTACCTTGTTTTCTTTCGTTTATAAACTATTGCAGGGGGTAAATAATATTTCATAAATAATTATTTACTCCCCTATATTTTATATTATAGTTTTAAGAATCAGTGTTTTACTACTTTTTACCCCCTTTGCCCCATAAAACTCGTTTTATCCGACACCTGCAAGTGTTGAACTCTCCGCACCTGAAACACGCCCCGCACTTTCCTGTTTGAGTTGCACGATTGTTTGTTTAAGTATTCCTATTTCCTCTGCTTGTTGGGCTATTTTCTCTATAAAAAATGAAGTTTCAGAACTTGGATTACTGGAGTTATTAGTTTTAGAGGCGACAAATGCATCCCCCTCTCCCATTATAATCCATTCTATATTAGTCGTTGGGTATGATAATTTCAGACGACGAAGAAGTTCTATTGATAATTTCTTTCTTCCGCTTTTTATATCACTGATACCTGCTTTATTTGTTCCTAAATCATTCGCAGCCTGAACATAATCTGTTATTATGCCCTTCTCTTTTAATTCGTCAAGAACTTGTATAAATCTGAAATTCTCATCCATAATCTTGATAAAGTATGAAAAATTACGCGATTTTATTTTGTAGTATGAAAATCTCATACTATATTTGCAGCGTGTTCAAAGTGTGAACGCCGCTTCAAAGCTACAAAAAAGGCTTGAGGTGACAATGAGAAATATAAAAAGAAGAAAATGAAAGCATTGAAAGTAACCGTTGACTGGGCAGAAATGGACCTGTTTGCTGCCACCCTTAAAGAGTTGAATGATGAAGAAAATATTTTCGCCTATCAGATTGACGCGTTGACCGGTATCGTGGTCTGCGAGAACGAGTGCGGCTTGGCTTATTGCCGTTCCTGTTTTGACTACCGGGTAACCCCGACAATAGAGGAGCTTCGATAGATTTCCCGGGCGGTTAGTTCAGTTGGTAGAACACGCCAGACTCCCGCAAGGGAGAGGCCATGGTCCGCGGTTCGAGTCCGCGACCGCTCTCTACAATAATTTAACATATCAGCGAATTATGAAAGAACGAATAGTCGTAGAATACAGCGAGGTGGGTAAGATAGCCGGTTTGCTGGGTTGTTCCCGAGAAATGGTCTCCCACTCCCTTGCATTCCGCAAGAACAGCAAGTTGGCCCGTTCCATCCGCAAGCTCGCTATCGAGCGCGGTGGTACCAAGGTAGGTGGTAACCCTCAAAAAAAGGACGGTGATGAAAAGTGACCTGATGACATTGTTCGGTGACCAGCTGCGCTGGTTCACCCGTCTGAACCGGAAACAGCGCCTTTGTGTGCTTTATTTCTGTCTGAGTTTCGGGATCCTGCTTTCCGTGGTCTTTGACCACCCGCTGCTGGAGCTTGCCGTCGTGCTGAACTTCGGGGCTTCAGCGAGACTGATGAAGAGGCATGTCCCTTTGAATGATTTGGAGGAGTGATAATCGGACTGGGAGATGGAATACTATAAGAAAACATTGTGTGTAACCCATGAGGAGCTGACTTCTGGTGATGATCCTGTCATACGATCCGATACTTTACGCCAGAATGTACACCGTGGTAATATCCAAAGTGCCCATCGTGGTGGTGGCGAAGGTGGATACGCGCTATACATCTATTCCTCCCTTCCCGATAAATACCAGAAACGTTTTGTTGCCAAGTACGGTGATCCTGAACAGAAACTGATACGAGAAATGATTATGAGCAAAGTGAAGAAAGACGAGAACGCGGAGCTTTTCTTTGAGGAGTACCGCTACGACAAGAACGGTGAGCAGGTTCCCCTTCCCGAGCGTATCCAGGCCGAGTATGTATGGAACGCCTCGGTGCTTAACGCGCTGATCAGCGAGCTGGACACGCTTCGTCCGAAACGTAACATGCTGGGGGGTAGCCGTAATGTATGGGAAACGTTGCTTGCCAGGGTTGAGGAATGGCGCGAGGAGTATGCGCATACCCTTCCGGGCAGCGAGGGTCGCCTGAAGAGCCTTGTGAACCAGTACAGGCCGCAGAACTACGCGGTACTGGTCAGCGGCAAGTATGGCAACAGCAACACGCTGAAGATCGAGGAGGAAGCCGGGCGTTACCTTGTCGCGCTGAAACGGAGCCGCGTCCCTGTCTATACCGACATGCAGATATTCGAGGAGTACAACCGTGTCGCCCCGGAACGTGGCTGGAAGCCCCTGAAGAGTCCCCGCAGCCTTCGCGAATGGCTTAACAGCTCCCGTATCGAGCCTTTATGGTATGATGCGGTCCACGGAGAGATGAAGGCGCACCAGCGTTACGGCCGCAAGCACAAGACCGAACTTCCCAGCCGCCGTGACAGCCTGTGGTACGGTGACGGTACGAAGTTGAACCTCTACTACAAGGACGAGCATGGTAATGTCCGCACCATCGGTGTGTACGAGGTCATGGATGCCTACAGCGAGGTACTGCTGGGCTTCCATATCAGCGAGAACGAGAATTACGAGGCGCAATATCACGCCTACCGCATGGCTCTCCAGACAAGCGGGCACAAGCCTTACGAGCTGGTCCATGACAACCAGGGCGGTCACAAAAAACTGGAACGTGTCTCGGATGGTCTGCTGGCAAAGATCAGCCATATCCACCGCCCGACCGCTCCCTACAGCGGCCAGTCGAAAACTATCGAGTCGGCTTTCGGCCGTTTCCAGAGCCAGGTCCTGCATAAGGACTGGCGGTTTACCGGTCAGAACATCACCACCAAGAAAGCATCCAGCCGCCCGAACCTTGAGTTCATCGAGGCCAACAAGGACAAACTTTACACCCTTGCCGAGCTGAAGGCGAAATATGTCGAGGCACGCCGGGAATGGAACGAGATGAAGCATCCGGCCACCGGTATTTCCCGGATCGGGATGTACAACACCAGTGTGAACGAGGAGACGGAAGCGGTGACGGCACGTGACATGGTGGATATTTTCTGGGTGATGACCTCCCGCCCGAGCACGTTCACTTCTTCCGGTATCGAGGTCACGATCGGCGGCAAGTCCCGCACCTATGAGGTTTATTCCTCCCCGGGCGTTCCGGATCATGAATGGCGCCGCCGGAATACCTACAAGCAGTTCTATGTCAAGTATGACCCGTATGATTTCGGCAGTGTCCGGCTGTACTGGAAGGACAAGGGCGGGGAGTTCCGTTTCGAGCGTGTCGCCGAGCCCTACATGGTTATCCACCGTGCCATCCAAGATCAGGGAGAAGGCGAGGCCGCCTTCATCCGCCGGGAACAGGAGGCCAACGTGCAGGACCGCGTGGAACGTCAGGTGGTTGCCAAGGAAATAGAGTACGAGCACGGGGTGGCTCCCGAACAGCACGGTCTGAACACTCCGAAACTGAAAGGTATTACGGCCGAGGTGCAACGTCAGATAGACCGTCGTACAAAGAAGTACGGCCAGCCTCCGGAAGAGATTACCCTGGGGCGTTCCACCAAAGTGATCAGCAATATAAGCTGGGACCAGCTCGGTCGTCGTGAAGTGGACAAACGGAAAATAGTCGGAAAATTTTAAAGAAAATTGATTATAAAAATAGGATTGATTATGGAAATTACAGTGAAAGAGAAAAACGCCATCAGTGAGCGCCTTCGCGCTTACGTGGCCAAATACCCGAGCCAGACGAAGGCCGCGGGCAGCCTGAAAGGTGTCAGCGTGGGTACCGTGAGCAATATCCTGAACGGCCGTTTCGAGAACATCAGCGATGAGATGTTCCGCAACGTGGCCTCCCAGGTGGGAGGTATGGGCACACCCGGCTGGCAGATCGTTGAGACGGGCGCGTACCAGGAGATTACCGAAGTGCTTTCCGACGCGCAGCGCTGGCGTAGCGTCCGCTGGGTGACCGGCGAGGCCGGCTGCGGCAAGAGCACCACCGCCCGGGTGTACCTTCAGGACCACAAGGAGGTTTTTTACATCCTTTGCTCCGAAGACATGAAGAAGGGCGATTTTGTCCGCGAGATTGCCCGCACGGTAGGAATCCGTACCGAAGGCTGCAATATCCGCGAGGTGTGGGGGCTTATCCTTGACGACATCATCCAGATGGACGCGCCCCTGCTGGTGTTTGACGAAGCCGACAAGCTGACAGAGCCGGTGTTCCACTACTTCATCAGCCTGTACAACAAGCTGGAGGAGAAATGCGGTGTCGTTTTCCTGAGTACCGACTATATCGTCAAGCGTATCAGTAACGGGCTGAAGTACCAGAAGCCCGGTTATAAGGAATTTTTCAGCCGTATCGGACGTAAGTTCTTCACGTTGGAGCCGACTGACCAGAATGATGTCTATATTATCTGCACGGCGAACGGGCTGACTTCCCGGCAGGATATCGATGTCGTGATGAAGGAGGCTGCCACCTGCGATTATGACCTTCGCCGCGTGAAGGATTCCATCCACAAGGTAAAACGCATGAGTGATTTGTAACCCGTTCAAATACCGTTCAAACGCAATTTTAAGGATATGGAAAACAAATTTGAATACTTGAGAATCGATGGCCGCGACCGGCTTCCCTCTCCCTGGTTCAGCTATCCCGTCCTGACGGAATACGAGACTGTGGCCATTTACCGGAACGGACGCGACTACCTGGACGTCCTTGTAGGGCGGCAGGACGGCTGGTGGACTGCCGGCGTCCACATGCAGGTGAACAGTTCCGGTGCCGGTTTCGGCCCGGGGCGCAAATGGGGACAGTTCGCCACCCGTGAGAACGCCCTTCTGTGGGCGCTCGGCTGGATGCTCTGCCATAAGAAGCTGCGGGGCGCCGCACGGCAGGCCGTTCTTGACAAGATTGACGATATCCGGCAACTTAAACTTTTCTGACCATGAAGCGTGCATTGAGTGTAAAGGATATCCTCAGCAAGAAGTATGAGGTATTTCCTTTCGAAGGAAAGTGGAAGGAGGCCTTCGACACCCCGGAACGTACGGGTGTATGGTTTATCTGGGGTAACAGCGGTAACGGTAAGACTTCTTTTGTGATGCAGTTGTGCAAGGAACTGTGCAAGTATGATCGTATCGCGATCGATTCTTTGGAAGAGGGTACGCGTCTGACGGTCCAGAACAACCTGAAACGCTTCGGCATGGCTGGTGTGAGCCGCCATCTGGCCTTCATCAAGGAAGACATCCCGGCGCTGAAGGAACGCCTGCGCCGTCATAAGAGTTACAACATCGTCGTGATTGACAGTTTCCAGTACACGCGGATGACCTACAGTGACTATATCCAGCTAAAAGAAGAGTTTCCTGACAAGCTGTTCATCATCATCAGCCATGCGCGCGGCAAGAATCCTAAAGGTGACGCCGCCACGAGCGTGATGTACGATGCCGATCTGAAGATATGGGTGGAGGGTTATGTGGCGTACAGCAAAGGGCGGTACCGTGGTTCCACCAGCAAATATGTGATTTGGGAACTGGGGGCTTTGGAAAATGGCAGTAAATAAGAATCCCCAGCCGACCTTCACAGACCGGCGGGGACGAAACGTAGTTTTAAGCGACCGGTAACGGTCAGTGCAAAAGTAATGAATTTCATTTGTAAATCAATGTGATTATGAGCAAGATCGAGAAACAACTTGAAATCTGCCCTCCCGCCTATATGTGCAAGGGCCCGGGCCGTGAAAACTTTGTCAGTACCGGCCACAAGTGCGGTTACTGCCAGGGTAACGGCTGGTTCTGGGGGACGGAGGAAGGCAGCCGCGAGGACGTGCATGTTCCCTGCCCGGTATGCCAGGGCAGCGGCGAGCTGGACGCTATAATAACGGTGGACTGGAAACCTACAAGCAAGTGAGCCATGAGAAAGGAGTATTATAACTACGTTGTGAAGCTGCCCATGCTGCTTCACGAGCTGTTCCGGGAGAAAGTCGCCGACCACCATTTCACGGACCTGACGGTGGTGATGAACCACCTGGTGAAGTCCTGCATCCTGGTGGCGGAGGGCCGGAAGGTCTCTCCGGCGACCCGCAGGATCCTCTCCAACATGGAGCGCATCCCGGACATGGGATTCTTTTTCCGCCGCCAGGAGAAGGCGGTGCTGTTCTTCGAGATGGATTCTGCCGTTACCGGCAGCCTGCAGCGTGCCATCGTCTCTGGCGGCTGG